TTTCCTTTTTGCTCTTCGTCTTGCGCTAATCGTATAGCTAAAGGCAGTCCATAGCCTATTGCGTTTATCCAATATTTCATCCGTTGAAGTCTAAGGTTTCTGTGGGGCTAACGTTCAAAGTAATTTCTGTGTTAGGCGTTTTATTAAAGTAAGCAGGTGTAGACAAAACAACCACCTTGTCAGAAATTCTAACTACTTGCACAGTTGATCGTATATACCAATCCTCTATTAAATTGTTTGAACCTGCGCACTGCAAACTATACGTGGCATTTGCTCCTGAACTACGCTGTGATGTTTGAATGCTAATTGTACTGTGTGTCCCACTGTCACTTTGGTTGTTTATAATCGTAGGACTTCCAATAGTGCGTAAAGTGCAAGCTGTAGAAGCTGATGTTCTTGTATTTGCTAAAGCAGTTTTCGCTGTAAAGTTAGCTGCGTTACCATGTGTAGAACTAGACCCGCCTACTTCAATAGCAGTTATGTCATAAGTGATATACGTGATAGTGTCATCAGGCACAGGTATGTCGCTTATCCCTGTTGTTGTAGCTGCTGTAACGCTGTTAGCATCAATCGTTCGAGCGAAAAATTCTGCTGTGTATGTGCCTCCTGAAACAAATCCTCCATTGAATGGAGTTACTGTAATGTCGTTATAAACGCCAATGTCAGCAGGATTGTTAGGAAATCCATCGGTAGGTTCAGTGTCTTCAAATGAACCAATCGGATTTGTACCACCTCCCCCGTGAGAGTTGCCAGGATTATGAAAGCATTTGTTGTGTAAATCACTCCATATAAAACCATTCAATTTGCAACATTCAGGCGTAGCATCAGCAGGCAACCCTGTTTCTATGTCTACAAAATCAACAGTACCGTCTGCATTTAATCCAAATGTTGCTACCTGTAAATTGCAATCCGAACTAATTAGGGCATTTGGCGCATTGATTACTTTGATCAGTTCCGCATTGCATAGTTTCTCCCCGTCAAGCGTGAAGTTTTTTAAACTTAGTAGTTTCCAATATGCACCTTCGATGTACAGTAAATCATTAAACTTTAAGTCATATACATCAGTAGCATTGAGCGCAAACTTAGCTGTCATCAATCGGCTTTCGTCTCCGTATATCTCATTCATCATACGCAACCAGTACACCTCAAATAACTGTTGTTTTGTGTATCCGTTAATTGGCGGTGTGTTTAGATTGTCAGGGTAGCTGTAACCCCAATGCAAAGACAGGGTGCTTTCCGTTACGCCATAACTATTGTTTTGTGAAAAGTATGGATAGACAGCACTGTCTTGTGTGCCGTACTTAAAAGTGTGTCCATTGCCTATCGATTGCAAACCGTTGTAGTAAGCTAAGACAGGTTTACAAGCAACAAATTCCTTTAGGTATATATTATCATTTTGCGCCCAATTCCAAAATGTAGGGACAAGAACATTAGGGACTAAGCTAGATGTGTTGTTTTCTGAATTCTGATAAATTTTGCGCAGGCGTAATGGTTGGAAAATGTCGCTTGTTTTTATCTCACCTGTGGCAAAGTCGTTGTCTTCATTTTCAAATATGTACGTACCCTTGACTCTTTTTTGGTGATGCTGATACCATTCGTTCAAAAAATCTTCTCCTTCACCGTCCGAAAACGTAATTGATTTCTTTTGATACTTCGTGGTTGGCTCAATCGTTATGCTGTCTGCATCTACTTTATTTGTCCAATCTTTACCTACTCCTGTATCCCACCATGTTTCCCAAGGCTCAACATATATTGTGCCTACGGCATCCCGATCTGTAACCATGCGCAAGTTGAACTTCTCAAATACAGCTTTGAGCCATTTGTCAACAGTAACATCAGGAAAGTTTGATGATACGTCAACGATAGTAGTTGAGATGCTAGAACTTTCTAAAGTAAAATATGAAACTAAATCGCCATCGTTCGTAGTAATTCTTGTTGCGTCAAACGAATTGCTTGTGCTACACTCTACCTCTACTACATCGCCTTGGGAAAGCTGCAAATACGACTGGCTCTGAATCACATTAACTACTAATGGGTCACAAGTATTTACGAAATTCGTGCCGCTATAACTGTTGCCGTTTTGTGCAAATCGAACATTGACATTGAATGATTCGGCTGAAGTATAATTTGGAACATCAACAAGCAACATAGTTTGTAGCAAGTAGTACCCATCAAATGGCGCAATAAATTGCCCATTAGTTAGCAAACCATCAGGGTCATAAAATGGGTTGCCTGTTTCAAGATTAAAATTTAAGGTTTGATATATTCCTGTTTGTGATGTAGGAATGTTTAGCGCAGATGTTAAGCCTGTTTTAAACCCATAAGTTGCCCTTGATTGTACCCTTTCAGTTTCTGTAGCAAGAAACATATAGATTTTACTGAAGTCTGCACTATCAAAAAAATCGCTGTCGTACACAAACCCTGCATATTCAAAAATATATTGAATCAAGTATTGAATCCTGATTGCAGGTTTAAAGTTTACAGGGTCTAAGCCACCTGTTCCTAAGCTGTAACCATTAGCATCAAACATAAATCCTGCGCTTGTTGTGCCTGCGGATTCTGCGTTAGTCGCACTGCTTACCCCATAGTCTGCTAATGGGTATACTATAACTCCACCACCTACGTTCCCGGTGGTTATGTCTGTCAATGACCAACTAGCAATGATATTGTCCCACGTTAAAAAATGGTCTAGGTCAGTATCTACTGTGCCTGCCTCAGTAATAAATAGCTGCTCCCATGACAAGTCTTTAATTGTTTCAAACAGCTTTGCCAACTCTTCAAATACTACTACGGTATACTCTTCTTCTGTTGCGTTCAACAGTTGCATGATACCTGACATTACTAGAATACCGTTGTCGTACACATCAACGTTAGTACGCTTGGTTGCCTTAAATGTCCCTAAACTTACATTGTAGTCATAGTAGAATGAAAAGAACTTTAGGTTCTCACGTGTAGCAGGCAGCTTAAAATTAAAGCTGTAAGGTGATCGGTTAGCAAAGGGTTTTGCTAAATCTTGAAATTGGAAATTTAACTGAATTGGTACTTTAGGTGTATCTAACTGTACCTGGTTTGTTCCGTCTTGTGAAGTAGCTATTAATTGTACCATTACCTAGTTGGTCGTAATCGTGAAATGTCTACCTGTAACTCATAAGAAGTCAAGCCATCATTAACAGATGTTTTGCGTTGGAACGAACCATCTGCCACTACGACTCGTACAGCTTTGTTTTTGTCTGCCCCTGTAGAGTTTGTGCCGTAGTTATCGCTGCCTGTCATGTATACTCGCTCGCTATTCATAAGCGACATCATCAAAGGACTTAATGTAGCAGGGTCACCAAACGCTGTATTTAATTGAAACGTGGTAGTCGTTACGCTACTTGCTTGTGTCTTGCCTCCTTCGTAGCTGTACTTGCTGTAAGCTGTTGCTCCTTGTCCGTTTGCATCATAGCTGTTACCTCCAATCTCTCTGTACTCTGTTCGCTTAATGTTTTGCCTTAACTCTGACTTGCCATTAAACACAAGGCTATCCAATCCACCTTTGCTGTTCCACCAGTGCAAGGTGTAAAACTCGCCTGCTTGCTGAAACTTGTTGCAGTCTAAACGTTCAAACCTATATGTAGCAGAAACTGCATTTGACCAAGGTTCACCTTGATTGTCTGATAAAATAATGTCATAATGTGTCCACCCTGCATTAGTTGCATTTGCAGGTGAATACGTTCCCGATTGACCATTTAGATTTGCTGTGCCAATACCAAGATAAAGCAGCCTTTCAGTGTCTGCTGTTACAGTGCTAGGTGTTGCACCACCAGTAGCAGCTTCGTTGTTCAATGTGTTTTGACTTAACACTGTTGACCCATTGTAGTATCGAATGCTTATGTAATTCGCATCAGAATCTGTAGTGTTGATGAAAGCTAGTGTTGCCCAAGTCGTTTTGCCTGTATCATACACCACGTAATTTTTGTACACTCCTCCGACTAAAGGTGTATCAGAAAGAAACAAAGCGTTAGCATCATTAGGTATGTATGAATCGCTATCCGTTGTTTCAATTACCGTTGAGGTAGGCAGGGTAAAATTGCCTGATACCAACTGAACTGTTTGATCGGTTTCACTGTCAAGCGTTAACGTAGGTTGTAAATTTTCTGCTGTTGCCGAATAGTAACCAAAGCGCATTGTTACAGTCTTAAATGCAGATGTGTTTGTGCTTAGTAAATTGCCTGCTGACTGACCTAAAAACCACTTGTTCTCGTCAGGCTTCACAAATTGAGCCGCAACAATTCGTGTGTTAAAAACAGCGCAGTCAGCATTGTTTGGTAGTTGCGATAAAGTAGCCTTGATTGCTAAATCAACAATTACCGCGCAAGCATACCTGTACTTAAAATCTCCTATGTTGTCTTCATCTTCAACCACATAGATTAGTTCGTCATACGCACCGCGTAAACCTGTGCTTGTTTGTCTTACGTTATATGCCATTACCCTAAATTGATTGTGACTGTGTATTCTTTGCCAAAGTTGCTGTTGTAGAATAGCTGCAAGTCTTTTGTTAATGCTGCGCCTAGCTTTCGTTGTGCTTGTTTTTCTGCATGGTCAAACGCTAGGGCATAGTAGCCAGTCGGCTTAATGCCTGTCAAGTAAACGCTTCTCGCTATCCTTTGGGACATAGCATCGTAACTTAAAAACCTTCCTTTCTTATCCCTCCACGATTGATTGCTTATCCCCCGATCGGTTATCCATTTTCTAATCGCAGGCTTTAACGCTCCCTTCTGACCTGTCCCACTTCCAAATTGATATTCGCTTTCAGGTGCTTTTGTAGAAGATGCTGCACCTTTTACTCCTTGCTCTACAAAATCCCAATAAGGGACATCAGCACCAAACGACATAGTTAAACCTGTAGCCGTTTCTGATAGTTCAAACCCAAGTGATTCAGACAAAGCACCCGTAACCACCTTGTCCTTTTCTACTAGAATGCTTCGTGCCTCTGACACAACATAGCCTCCCAAGTCTTTGATAGCTTTCAAAAACTTAGGCATCTTTAGCAAGTACCTGTTTTGCCCTACGTTAATTTCTACCTCTAGCTTAGTCATAAGGGGCAATGCAAAGGTTCAATGGCGTAGGTAGTTTAATCTCAAACTGCGTACTCCACCCTGTAAGTAAATTGTCAAACCTAGCTGTAAACGGTGTGCAGTTCAAGGGTAGTTCGAAACTCCAAGCATTAGATATTTCGCTTCCTTGGTTTACGTTAAATACAAACTGGCTCGCTACGTCTTGCAGTAACAGATAAGTTTCTGTGTATATCTGTGTAATGACTTCCTGCTGTTTCTCTATTACAAGATCGCCTACTATGATTTCATACGAAAAAACAGTAGCCCCACCTTCCATCGTTGCGCCTGTGCATTGACCATACAGTAACGGGTAGTCAGTCACGTTCAACTTCTCCATGTCCAACGTATCAATAGTAGACGTATGGAAACTTTTTAGCGTTAAGTGATTATCTACAATGGCTTGTAAGGCGTTGTTAATGTCTTGTATTGTCTGCATTCATCTTAATGTTTTGAGATACTCGAACGTCTTTCTCGTATGATAGGAAGGTCAGTACATCTTCTATATACAATTCTGTTACACCCTGAATACTTAAAGGATTTTCATTTGCTAGTTCGTAGATAGTGGCGTACCATCCCCACTTACTGTGAATTGTCTTGGCTTTTTCATCTGCATCTTTCCGTTCAAAGAGCGTTGCATAGTGATAGCTAATTCCTTTTCGATGTTGCAAAAAAAAACCAACGCTCCTATAGCTACATCCATCTTCAAGTTAAGCATTTCTGCTTTCCTTTCCTTGCTTGGTAGGTATGTTTCTATCTCGTAACTATCATGGCGTTCAAGCACAATTGGTCTGTAAAGAATAGACATAATGATGTGCAAGTTCTCAAACATACCTTGATTGCAAAACGTATCAAGGTCTGCAAATTCCCCTACTGTTAGCGTTGTCCAATTAGGTATGAATCCGTACCATCTATCATTCAGCTTAACCTTGTTTTGTAATGGCTGCTTCATAGTAGAAGCGTCAGGGTCAGAAATAAACCACGCAAGCATTTCACCTGCTTTTTCTATCTCGTGCCATTGAGCATTTTGTAGCGTACCAGGCTCTAAGCCTCCCAAACATTCTATGGCTAAACGAACTGACTCATGAGCATTCATGGATTTCTCGTATGCTTTCCACACGTTTTGATACTGTTCTATGGTTATCTCGTGGTAACCTTCAGGTAGGCTTACTTTCATCTTACGTAGTATGTACGGTTTCTATGTGCTAGTTTATTTAGGCAGCAGTATCTAACAGCATCGATTCCATGATTCCAAGCGTCCCGTGGGTGTGGAAGTATGCGCCCGTCCCGATCTGTATTCCACTTGTAGTTTCTAAACTCTTTCTGCAAGTTCAAGCTGTCCGACTTGATAAACAACTTGTGCCTTCTCATTATGTCAATGCCATTGCGTATGCTGTCTGCTCCTTTACGTGCAGGCTTCACGTTAAAGTTCATGCGCGATAACTCGGTAATGCTTTTTGGTTCTGCGCTGTCTGCTATGATTTCATCATGCCTTCCTATATCCCATGTCTTAAACTTCTCCCCTAAGTCTTGGTTGGTTAAACCTCCACTGTATATCAACTCCTCCATGTACAACTCATCCCCCCTTTGACTAACTCGAACTAAGGCAGCAGGGTCAGCAGCGAATCCAAAGTCTAAACCGTATGCTATGTGCTTTGCGTTCTCTGGCAGTTCGTCGTATACGTGCGTTTGAAATATGGTTTCCTTACTTATACCTCTCTCCCCTAGTCCATAGATTCTCCAATAGTTTTCATCTGTTTCCTTCAGTCGTTCAATCTCATCTATCACCTCCTTGTTTAAGAATGGATTGTCCAGGTACGTAGACTTAAAAAAGTCGCAGTCATCCCTAGGTATCACCGTATCATAAATCCAATGAAACTCTTCTGACGGGTTGAAATCGATAAAAATCTTGTAGAGGCAGCGCATAGAAATTTGGACGAAAACCTCTTTAGCTAATTCTGTACACTCGTTAAGAAAAACGAAGTGATGCTTTGCTCCCCTGAATTTGTCAGGTTGATCTGCGCTTATGAATTGAACGAGGTTGCCAAACAGATTGTACGTGTTCTCTGTCTTGTTGTGGTATTTCTCTTGATACCATCCTGCCTCCTGAATGATGTTAAAGAAGTCACGCATCACACTAGCGCGAAGCGAAGGGAAAGACCTACGTATGATGGTTATGGTATACTGTGAATTTTGGTACGTGTAGCACCACTCACATAGGCAATGTAAAACCGAATAGGTCTTGCCGCTTCTTGAACCACCTTGCAAGCAAACTATACGTGCTTTACTGCCCTTTACATCGTAGTACGCTTTGGGCTGTTTCACGTAGTTAGGTTCTCTTCTTCTTGGTCTGTCCTATCCAATACCTCATCGAACCACGAAGGGGGCTTAGAAGCCTCTAAAATCGTTACGTCAGTTTCTACTTGCTTAGGCATAAAGTATGGCATCAAGCTACTCAAAGCCTTTAGGTATTTCTCATCACTGTTCTCACGCAATACACCCAATGAATCTCTGATCTTATCTATCTCGCCTTCCATCACCTGCACAAACAATTCTCGTGCCTCACTAGAAATTTTACCCTTAGCACCTTTTGGTCTTCCGTTAGGGTTTCCCGATTGTCCTTTATCGTACTTAGCCATGTCTGTTTTTTTCTGTTCTTTACAGGTTCGAGTCCAAGAAGGGTTTACTAGCCCTTGAATATCATTCGCACTTCTGTTTGTCCTCCACCTTCAGGAACTTGGACATAGATTTGTTCAATCCATTTATTCTTGTACCCTTGAGCAATCCATTTGTCATGCTTTTCACGCTCACGAGTTAGAATTATTTGTTGCTTTTCTTCTTCATTATGGGTTAGTCTGTATGCTCCGTATGGATCAAAGGTAACTATGCCTTTGTCGTGCATCTCACTTAGTCTTGCTGATGCTGTTTGATTCTTTAGCCCCAAATGAAACTCAATCATTTGTAGGTTAGTTGCTCCTTTGCTTTCCAAGTAAGAATGTATCTGCTGTTCCATAGATTGTTTCTTAGGCTTGATTTCTTCGTGCGCCTGGTAGCTTGCTTTACTCATCTTCTAGTTTGCTTTTAAAATGTTCTATTATTTTCTCTGTCTTTACCTTGTAGTAGTCCTTAAATTCTCCCTCTCCTCCTTCCTGCTTGTACAGCTTGTAGAGTACAGCACGTAACCTTTGGCTCTGTGTCTTCTTCTTGTCGTACAAGTCTAACTCTATGCTGTCTAACTCTTCAAACGGTACGCTCTCTTCAGGCGAATCATCAGCCCTGAAGTACAGTATGCCGAATGTATCTAATAAACTGTCAATGTTCATTAGGTCTTGGCTCGTCTGCTCTTGAGTAAGCAAACGTAAACTTACGCTCCTATCCTTTCTGCGTTGGTATCCGTCAAGGATTGCAGGGCATAGGATTTTCATTTGTCGCAGCTTATAGCGTATGCCTTTTCTAGTTGCTCCAACTTACCAAGCATACAACTTCCGCACCGTGTTTTCTTCAAGCGTACACCAAACGTCCTTTGGTATACATCAATCAACGTGTCTTGAAAACCTAAGCCAATGTTTGCTCCTTCGTAAAACTTAGGCTTCAACACTTCAACCCATAGCTTTTGATCGGCTTCACTCATGCCGTCATAACGAGGGAATCTATTATTAAGATACTGCTTTCTCTTAGCGCATCCACAATCTTTGCCTGTTATCTCAGACACTTTTTCAACCACCTTTTTAATCCCTGTGGCTTCTGTAAATTTCTCAATGTCATCCCCTAAACCTTTTGATTTCTTGGCTCTTTTCTTGTAGGTGCGCTTGGGCTTTCCTAATGCTTCTGTAGATTGTTTGTCTGTTGATTCCTGTGGCATCGCTTAAAGTGTTTAATGTGTGACTGTGTAAATAATATGCTTTGAAAATCTCCCTATCAAACCAGTTGATTTCTTCAAGCATTTTGTATGCTGTACCTAATTGTTGTTTCTCAAGATAGATTATTTTTTCATCATCGAGCATCAATTGCTCTATGTTGTGCTTTGTTTTTCTGCTTTCATACTCTACATACTTCTTGTAAAACTTGCCGTCCTTATGGTAACTCGCAATCCTCATTGCTCGTTTCATGTAGGGTAGCATTTCGTTGCGCTCGCACAACTTGTCTAGTGATTCACCTTTTTTCATTAAGGTAATTGCCATGTCATGAACTAAATCATTTGACCAGTACTCACCAACCAAGCGTACACTGTACCTAACTAATGTGTCATATTCTTTTCTAAGGAAGTTTTCGAAACAAGTCATTGTAATGGGCAGTCATTTCTTGCAAGTCTGCTATGCTAAATTTAACCGTTTCATTGCTCATGCGTAAAATCTTATCGGCTGTTCCTTCACCGTAGATTGCATCCAACCTTTTAGAAAAAACATATTGCTGCCCCCCTAAAAAACCGTTGCACCGTTTACACTGACAAGCGACATTCACTAATCCTTCAGACGGTTTGTAAAGCCAACGTGTACTCATCTTGGCTCGCGTAATAAAATGTCCGCAATCCATAAGTTTCCAACTTTTGCGATCCAAGCAGGTGAAACAATTTGCTATGCCATTTTCATCTGCGCTAGATTTCCTAACATAGTCGCTTAACGCCTTGTCTAATTTCGCTTTCGCTTTACTCTTCTTCACTACCATCTTCAAAAACTGTATGTTCACCACACGATACGCAAATCTCATAGTCCCCTACTTGTGGTGTTCCACAACAAACACTTAGTAATTCTTCATTCATTGTCCCATCCGTTTTTCTTTTTTAACCTGGTACCTATGCCTTCTTTCGTTGGCACATGATCTTTTACTTGCAGCTTATCATACAGTTCAGCTAGTCCTAAAGGCTCTAACAACTCATCTGCACGTTCTATTTTTTGTTGTTGATCTTCAGCTACTTTGCGCTCTAACATTTCGGCACGAGTTTCTCCTTCATACGTAGCTAAACAGGTAAGGATTTCAGGCGTTTTGAATCGTTCGAACATCTTACCGTATTTGCCTTTGCGTATCATATCAAAACAGACTCGTATTTCTTCTAGCTTTAATGTAGGGTATTCATCTATGATTGACCTACAGCAGAACATTAGTTCTTCGTCGCTTTGTATGGTGACCTTGTAGTTCAACTCTTTAATCATTCGTCCTACTTCTGACACAATCCAACCCCGTACAATTTCAGGCGCAACCTTAATTGCTTTCTGTATGTTAGTGCCTTCTTCCCATGCTTGAGCAGGTGACAAAGAAATGCTGCTATCCTTCAGTAACGAATGACTTAATGTTGTCAGCGTTAAAGTTTGATTGCTTGAAGCCCTTGTTAACTTTTCCATCCTGATATTTTTTTTGTCTGCGCACCCAATTTCGTGCTGTTGCTTTCCAGTCTTTAATCTTGTTGCCGCCTTTTAATTTCCACCCCGTCTGATCGTACCAATCTTTAAATGCCTCTGCTTCGTCGTAATGATTTTTTACACCCAATTCTGCAAAGTACAAATAACATTCTTGAGCATTAGGAATCTTTGTAGGCTTCCCTTCATTCATTGAATTGTTACTTGTATTGGTACTTGTATTAGTATGTCGTACTTTTTTACGGGTGTTGACCGTAGTTTTCGATGGTTCAGAACGTAACTTTTTACGGGTACTACCCGTAGTTTTTGATGGGCTAGACTCGTAATTAAGTACGGCATTCATCCGTAAAATTCTACGGCTGTGACCATCAATTATTTCGTGGGTTCGAATGATGTAACCTAATTCCTCCGTCCTCTTTAATGACTTTTCAATCGTGCTTGCAGAACATCGAATGTGATTGCACAAATGCTCATTGCTTATAAAGCACGGCAAGCCATTTCTACTAAATGAATCAACCTCTAGAATAACTAGTTTCTCTGTCCAACTTAACTCATCGTTCAAATACAAATCGCTTGGTATCCAAACGCCTTTAAATTCTCTGTTGCTCATTGGTATAGATATTGGTTTTTACCTGTTAACTCCTTCAGGTGCTTATTTATTTTATTCAACTCTTCTACTAATATACTTTTCTTATACCCTTGTACCTGGTCGTGCAGGTAATACAGTTGCACCCGTAGTAAGCGCAACTCATTTACGGTCAGCTTGTAAGTGTCGAACATCCGTACATCTCTGTTCGATCATCTCTACCACTTCTGCTACAGGAACATCACCCCATTTAGAAAGCTGCTGTACGTGAGTAAAGAATTTTTTAGGGTCTTGATTGTACCAACGATTCACTGTGTTTTGCCCTACTTCTAAGGCTTCACCTAGTTTGTTCTGTGTGCCAAACTTAATCTTAATGAAAGTTTCTAAAGTCATTTCGCAATTCATCTAAGGTTTTTAATAATAACAAGGCGTTCTGCTTTGTTTCTTCAGGGCTATTTGAAAAGGTTGAAGCATGACCAATTGCCCATTTCAAATCTTCAGGCATTGGTTCGTGTATGTACTCATACTCCAATGTATAGCCGTCTTCAAGTGTTTGCTTTAGCTTTCCCATTCTTCTTTTTCTTCAGCTTTAGTAAAGTGTCCCAATAATAATTTGTAATTTCTTGGTCATGCTGAATAGCAGTCTTTGTTGGGTACAGAAACTTCTGCCCATGACAACCGTCCATCAAAGTATAACCTAGTTGAAACACTAAGGTTGATACCCCATCCTTATTCATGTGTTTTTGCATCTGTGGTTGACGCTTTAACCATAGAAAAAAGTTATGGATAATGTCGTTGTACTCGTCTTCAGACGTAGGAGTTGTAATAAATTTATCCATTAGAAAGGCAGGTCATCATTGTTTACCTGGTCGTACTTAAATTCATCTAAGCCGTCACGCATATCAAGAAACATACGTGCTGACCTAGCAATCTCATTAGGAGTTAATTGTCCTGCTGATGTAGTAACAAGCTGTAGATAGGTCAGTGCTGATGTTATAGCCCATGAGTTGCCAATGTTTTTCTGAACCAATAAATCATCGACACTATTACCACCACCTTTACCTTTCCATTCTGATTTTGGTTTACTTAGTGACATACGTTTGTTGCCTCCTTTGTCTGTCCACTCTTTAGTCACTTCGCATTCATCGCCTACTTGCCATCGCTTTTCACTTTGTGCCGTTACAATTGCGCTGCGCTGATCGTCAAGCATTACTTCATAGTTAAAACAATCTACACCTTGGTCATTTTTCCAAGGCTTACCTGATGACTGCATTTGAATTATTTTGCTCATATTAATTATGTTGATTAGAAATTTCTTCGTTGATTTTATCCCAAGGCAATACACCTAACAAATCTTCCGTGACGTTAGTTATATCCATGCGAACGCCCGACTCACTGACCAGTTCAATTCTTACTATCTCGTACTCTTCAGGGTCAGACGGTACGTCATAATCATTTGACGCTGTTTGTGGGTAGTATCTATAAGCTACCTCTAAGTGATGCGTTTCGCTTACCTCTATGTACTTTGTTTCCATTACTTTATGCTTTCTACTAACCTGTGTATTCCTAGCATAAAATTGTCTGCAACTGTCTTCGCGTGTACTTTACGAAGCCTTTCGTAGTTTGCTAATTTCTCCTCGCATTTGGTAAGAATAGCCTTCGCCAACGATTCCATTTCAGGGTCATCTCCCGATTCCTTTAAATCTTCGTGCAAAGCCCAAGCATCTATTGCTCGCTTTTCCCAACGTTGCTCTGTCCAAATGTCTATTTTGTTGTGTGCCATGAAGCAAATATAGTGTAAAGTAATCAATACTGCAAATTATACAGCACAAAAAACCCCCACCTCGTTAGGCAGGGGCTTTGCGTCAAAGAACCGTGTTACGAGGAAACACAGTCGGTTAAAGTTGTCTACAAGTTACTTGTTACTTCGATTCTTTCCAAGTACAACAGCTTGTAAAATTCGGGATAGCACGTTAACTACGCGATCATCCTTTTTTGTTTCTGTCAAAGCTGTAAGTGTACCTGCTGCAACAAGAATCACATTTAAAATCTCACTCCAATACGTCGTTAAAAATTCCATGTTTATTTATTTAAAAATTTATACTTCTCCTGCACATTAAAACTAGGGCAGGCTTTACTTGAAAACTCGTTGTGTCCATGAACTGACAAGTCACCAAAGACAACACGTAGTGAATTAACCAAATGCAAGAAAGCCATCTCTTGTTGCATAGTCATTGTGTCTTGTGGTACTAAGTTATTATCTAGCCCTCCTACATATGCTACACCAACGCTATCATGGTTATGCCCCTTAACGTGTGCGCCTTTTTTTCTAATGTCCCTACCAGTCGCTATCGTTCCATCTGCATACAGGACGTAGTGATAACCAATTTCTGACCATCCCCTGTCCCGATGCCATTTGTCAATTCGGGATACATCAAGCTGTTCACCTTCTCGTGTTGCAGTGCAATGCAATATGATTCTTTTCAGTTCACGCACAGCACACAAAGTACAGACAAAAGCAATCCAATCAAACCTACTTTGACAAAGTAGAAACTGTCCTCGTATTGCTTTGGTGATTTCATTCGATTCCTTTTTTAGCTAGTAAGATCTTAATCTCGTTCACGCCTTCAAGCAAAACATCCAAGGATTGTTGCACCCTGGTTTCCTGCTTTTCTAAGCTAAGTAGCCGACTCTTTACTTTCGTTAGTTCGTTCTCCATCTTCACATAAGTTCCGATTATCCCACCAACTGCACCCACCGCTACGCTAATCAGTTCGTAATTCATGGTCGTATTCCGTACTCCCCTACAGGGATTGTTATTGTTTCTGTTCCCGTTTCCGTTACGTAAGTCCTAGTCTGTGGGCTAGTTACTACCCACGTACTATAAGTTGCGAAATAAACTCCGTCAACTTCTTCGCATTCATCTATCGATTCTTGGTCGTAACCCCAAGCCATAAACGGTACTGCAACGTCCGTCCATGTAGCAGAAAAGTCTGTGTCTTCATAGACTTCTACTCTATATGTTCCTTCTAAGACCATGATACTACCATTAAAGATTCTCCAAC